GAGGATCTGGCGGACGAGGAGTTGGCGAGGGGACGTCTGCGCTCGAGCGACGGGACTTTCCGTGGTCGTCCGCCGACGATGCTCCCCACCGAACTCGTGCAGGCGATGAAGCGGGAGTGGCTCGGCAGGGCACAGGAGAAGTTGCAGACCGCGCTGCTGGGCTCGGGCATCGGGACGCTGGTGGAGTTGGCCAAGGAGTCGCCGGACGACAGCGTCCGTCTCCGTGCAGCCCAGGCAATCATCGAGCGGACGATGGGCAAGGTGCCTGACAAGATCGAGGTCGCGGTGGAGGATCCGGTGGAGACCCTCTTCCGAAAGATCCTGAGCGATCCGTTCGGCCTGCAGCAGGGAGGGATCCACGAGCCGACCGCCGAGGAGAGGGAGATGCTCTCGTAGTAGAGATCCCCAGAGCGAGAGCACGAACGAGGCCCGGCCAGAGTAGGCTGGGCCTCGTTCGTATACGACCACAGGAGGAACCGATGGCTGACACCAAGACCTTGATGACCACGGAGGACACGCTCCTTGCCGTCAGCGAGTGGCTGGACTCCCAGGGACTGATCGCTCCGGACAACCATGAGGAGACCGGGGCCTCGCAGGACCGGACCCACGCCGAACTCGCCCAGCAGTTCGTGGAGCACTGGGAGTCCAACCCGCACCGTGCTGTGCTGGCAGGCCGCGTGATGGCGACGTTCGCTGGCATCGTGAAGGAACTCGGGGAGAGCATCGCCGCTGCGTCCATCCTGCCGGAAGACGAGTGATGGGACTCATGGACAAGATCCTCCGACGCCCGGTCGTGGACCTGGCCCAGGAAGTGGACGATGCACTGGGTCGGCTGGCCCATGCACGAGGACAGCAGGAGGCCTGCCGCCACGCTCTGTCCCTTGCTGACGGAGACGTACGGCAGGCGGAGCAGGCCGTGGCTGCCGCTCGCGATGCACTGTTCGCTGAGCATCCGGAGTTGGTCCCCGGCCCGGCCCCGGCGGTCGCTGCTCCCATCGCTCCGGAGACGGGGTACGAGAGGGTGGAGGTGGACGACGAGAACGATCCCCGCTTCACCGCCGGGGTCGAGGTGTCCACTTCCGACGACGACCCGCTACCCCCGATCGTATGGGAGGAGCACGATGGCTGAGCAGTACCCACATCTGCATCGCGAGTTCGTGCCCGGCTGCTTCCGTTGCGAACTGTCTAGGGACGAGGTCCCGAAGGAGGAGCACGATGGCTGAGGAGACCTGCCCGTCCACTCCCGGCTGCCCCGGCCATCCGGCCTACGCCTCTCCCGGCAAGGGGCACTGGGACATCTGCCAGCACCCGCTGCCGTACGACGGAGACCCCGAGGCACTGGAGTTCCGACAGACCGAGGCAACGACGAACGCCATGGCTGGGGCGATGACGATCGTCTACCTCTTCGGTGCGGCAGTGCGGGACGGGAGCCCGAAGCAGCAGGCCCGGCTGGCAGAGATCCGTGAGATGCTCGAGGCCAAGGTCCCGTTCAAGGACATCGGACAGGCTATCCTGGAGACGATGGGACCGCTGTGGACTCCAGACGCAGAGACCATGAAGGCGATCGAAGCGATCAACAGGAGGAACTAACATGGCTGTCAAGCCGTTGCCGGTGCACGGCGTGGACATCTCCCGGTGGCAGAACGGGAAGTTGGACATGGCCGGTGCCAAGAAGCGTGGGCTCCTGTGGCTGTACCACAAGGCCACCGAGGGTGCGACGTTCAAGGACACGAACTACACCAAGCGTCGAGCCGAGGCCAAGAAGGCCGGGCTCCCGTTTGGCGCGTACCACTTCGCCCGTCCGGACTCCGCCAAGGATGCGGTGCAGGAGGCGAAGTTCTTCCTGTCCGTCGCCAAGCCGGTGCCCGGCGATCTGCGTCCGGTGCTGGACCTGGAGTCCCACGAACTGTCCTCCATGGCCAAGGTGCGGGAGTGGGCCGCTGCGTTCGTTGCGGAGGTCAAGCGCCAGACCGGCGTGCTGCCGATCGTGTACACGCCGTACGACCTCGGATCGTCGGTGAAGGGCTGCCTCGTCTGGCGTCCGAGGTACAACAACTCCAACACTCCTCCGCCTCTGGCCTGGGACATCTGGCAGTTCAGCAACGGTGTGTACGGTGTCCCCAAGACGCTCGCCGGATTCGGCAACGTGGACCTCAACACGATGCGCAAGGGACTCACCGTGGACCAGATGCTCATCCCCAAGAAGGAGACGCCGAAGCCGACCAAGACGATCGCCCAGATCGCCAAGGAGGTCATCGACGGGAAGTGGGGCAACGGAGACGACCGGGTGAAGCGGCTGAAGAAGGCCGGGTACGATCCCAAGAAGGTGCAGGCCGAGGTCAACCGGCTGCTGGCTCCCAAGCCGAAGCCGAAGGTCCGGCTCAAGTTCGCCCACGTCAGCCTGCAGTTCAGCGACCCGGACAAGCAGCACACCGCCGACATCCAGAAGATCTTCCGCCGTGGCTACGACGTCATGACCGGCACTGAGGCCGGGCCGGGTGCCGGCAACACTTCTGCCGAGTTGAAGCGCATCGGCAAGGAGGAGGGCTACCTGGTCCACGTCACGTCTCGCTACGGCACGTGGGTCGCGGTCAAGGCCAGCCTCGTGTCCAAGGGATCGTGGAAGAAGGGCTCGCTCTTCGCTCTCGACCGCTCGTCCAAGACGAAGCCGAAGCCTCCCGGCAAGTGGGGAGACAAGGGCATCGTGTGGGCGTCGTGGACCCATCCGACTCTCGGGGCCATGGCTGTGGGCGCGGTGCACTTCCTCGCCAAGAGCGGGGCTGGTGCATCTGCCAAGGAGAAGACCGACGCGGCCTACGCTGCCAAGATCGAGGAGTGGCGCAAGTCGTTCCCGGCAGGCACCGAGTGCTTCATCGGTGGAGACTTCAACCGCAACGACAAGACGTACGATGTCTTCCGTGGCAAGGCTGGGTTCATCACCACCGGCGACGAGTTGAAGAAGTGGCCCGACACTGGCCACGGACCGATCGACGCCACCGCTCGCGAGAAGTCGTCCAAGCGGGTCGAGGCCGTGTCCGTCAAGGCGGTCAACGACAAGGCCCTCCCGCTGTACACGGACCACTTCCCGGTGGAGGCTGTGTACGAGTTCACGCCGTGACCATCGTGCCGCAGGAGCGGATCAACCTCAACCCTCCTCGCCCCATCAACGAGATGTTCCTGTACGACACGATCGGATGGAACCCCCACGCGGGGCAGCGCGAGGTCATCCAGTCTCAGGCTCGGCAGAAGGCAGTGGCTGCTGGCCGCCGGTTCGGCAAGTCCGAGATCGGCGGCCACAAGTTGGTGCAGGAGGCGATGAACACTCGTCTCGTCAAGTCGGTGCTGGAGGACCTCGGCAAGCGGCGTGAGTTCTGGATCGTCGGTCCGTCCTACACGGACTCCGAGAAGGAGTTCCGCATCCTGTGGAACGAACTGTCCCGCCTCGGGTTCAAGGACCATTTCGATCGTCCGGGCTCGTACAACAACCCGGAGCAGGGGGACATGCACCTCTCGCTCTGGGAGGGGAAGTTCCAGGTCCACGCCAAGTCGGAGAAGCACCCTGACTCCCTGGTGGGTGAGGGTCTCTCCGGCGTGGTGCTGGCCGAGGCTGCCAAGTTGAAGGAGCGGACCTACAACAAGTTGATCCGCCCCACGCTCGCGGACTTCCTCGGCTGGTGCTTGATGACCTCCACTCCGGAGGGCAAGAACTGGTTCTACGAGATGTGGAAGCGGGGACAGGACCCCAACCGACCGGACTGGGACTCGTGGCGGATGCCGTCCTGGGCGAACCCGTTCGTGTACCCCGGAGGTGCCTCGGACGACGGGATCCTCCTGCTCCGGCGGGCCATCAAGGACCGAGAGGTCGTGGACCTGTCGCTGTTCCGTCGTCTGGGGATCGACCCCGAGATCGGGGAACTGGCAGCCGACCTCACGGAGGAGGCGTTCAACCAGGAGATCGGTGCACTGTTCACCGAGTTCGTGGGCCGAGTCTTCAAGGAGTTCGACGAGGAGGTCCACGTCGGGGACTTCGACTTCGAGCCTGGCTGGGAGACCGTGGGTGCGGTGGACTACGGCTTCACGAACCCGTCCGTCTGGCTGCTGATCCAGATCGACCCGTTCGGGGAGCGTATCCGCGTGCTGGACGAGGTGTATGAGGCTGGACTCACCAACGACGAGTTCGCGGCGGAGATCCGCTCTCGCGGCCTCTCACCGGGTGGTCTCCGGTACTTCTACCCCGACCCGGCGGACCCCGGAGCCACGAGGGTGCTGGAGGACAAGTTGAAGATCCGGCACAAGAGCGGGACCGGCGGCGAACTCAAGTGGCGCATCGACGCCATCCGCCGGGCACTCAAGGTCCGCAACACCCACCTGCCGGAGGGCGACCCCGCTCGCATCCCGATGCTGCAGATCGACCGCAAGTGCGAGAAGACGATCAACGACATGCTGAACTACAAGTACCCGGAGAAGAAGTCGCAGCAGACCGACACCAACGCGCCGGAGAACCCGATGAAGAAGGACGACCACGGGCCTGAGGCTCTGGGCCGGTTCTTCGCTGGTCGGTTCGGGACGCCGGGCAAGCAGCGGAAGGCTCGCGCCACCAAGAGCAACGTCGCTGCGTGACCGGTCCGGTATCGTAGCCTGTAGCCGACTAGGAGAGGACCACCATGGACTTGACGCCGTACTCGTCCGTGAAGCCGCTGATGGGTCCTCTGGACCAGTGGCTCACCGCAGAGGACGCCGAGCGTCTCCAGGCGTACGCTGTGTACGAAGGCATCTACCGGAACACCCCGCAGGTGTTCAAGTTGGTGCAGCGTGGAGACGAGCAGAACCCGATTTACCTCCCGTCCGCCAAGACGATCATCGAGGCGAAGAACCGATACCTGGCCAAGCGGTGGAACTACGCCATCGTGCCGGGTCTGGGGACGGACCAGGAGCGGGCCGCTCTGGCGTTCGCTCTGGAGTCCCTGTTCCGCCGGGAGATCATCCGGACGAAGTTCGCCACGCAGAAGCGCTGGGGTCTCGTCCGGGGCGACCAGGTCTGGCAGATCGTGGCCGACGAGGACAAGCCCGAGACCCGGCGGCTGTCGGTGTACGAGGTGGACCCGGCGTCCTACTTCCCCATCTACGACCCGTGGAACCCCGACAAGATCATGGGAGTCCACCTGGTGGACCCGGTGATCAACTCCGGCGGCAAGACCGTCATCAAGCGCCAGACGTACCGCAAGACCGAGACCGGACGCATCTCGTACGAACTGTCGTGGTGGGAGGCCGGGGCCTGGGACGATCGTGACCCGGACATCAAGTTGAAGAAGGTCACCGGCAAGGAGATCCCCGAGGGCGACCACAACGAGCCGGATTCGTACCTGCTGCCCGAGGACATCAAGGCCCTCCCGGTCTACCACATCAAGAACAACCGGGTCACCGGACAGCCGTACGGCACCTCCGACCTTGCTGGATTCGAGACTCTGATCTCCGGCATCAACCAGACGATCTCGGACGAGGACCTCACCCTCGCTCTCCAGGGCCTCGGCCTGTACTGGACGAACTCCGGCCCGCCGGTGGACGAGAACGACGAGGAGACCAACTGGAAGTTCGGCCCCGGCTGGGTGCTGGAGATCGACGAGGACTCCACGTTCGGTCGGGTGTCCGGGGTCGGCACGGTGGAGCCGATGCTGTCCCACATCGGGAAGTTGGAGTCCTCGATGCGGGAGGCGTCCGGCGTCCCCAACATCGCCGTCGGCAACGTGGATGCCCAGGTGGCCGAGTCCGGCATCGCTCTGGCATTCCACATGGCCCCGATCCTCGCTGGGAACGAGGAGAAGGAGGGGGAGATCCTCGGGGTCATGGACCAGATGCTGTTCGACCTGGTCACGATGTGGTTCCCGGCCTTCGAAGGGCTCGACACCAAGGCCCGTGCAGTGTCCACCGTGGACGACCCGCTCCCGATCAACCGCAAGGCGGTGCTGGACGAAGTCACCCAGATGCTCGGCACCGACCCGCCGTTGATCTCGACCGAGTACGCTCGTGTCATTCTCCAGGAGAAGTTGGGATACGACTTCCCCACGGAGATGGCGGGAGCCATTGTCACGGAAGCCCAGAACATGGCCGACGCTCGGGCCGTGGATCCGTTCGCTGCCCGTGTCAAGTTCGAGTTGGACCAGGAGGAGAACGGCAGTGGCGAGTAAGCGACCGACGAGCCTCAAAGTCGGGTGGATGGACTTTGAGGTCCGGTACCTCGACGACGAGGAGTGGAGGGCTGACCCGGCTCTCAGCGAGGGAGACGGCGGGCAGTGCGACGGCGCGGCTGCGGTCATCTCGGTCCGGCTGGCCGAGGGCCAGCACGACATCCACGTCAAGGAGATCCTGCTCCACGAGACCCTCCACGCGTGCTTCTACGCCAGTGGCATCACGATCAACGACGACCTCCGGATCTACCCGGACATCGAAGAGGGCGTCGTTGCTCGGGTCGCCCCGTTCATGCTCGGTGTCCTGCGCGACAACCCGGACCTGGCTACGTTCCTGACTGCGAAGTAGCCTGCTATGGCAGAGAGCCCTCTGATCACGTATCTCAGGCTGCAGAGAGCCCTGGACCGTGACGTCCTGGCCATGCTCCGGACGACCTACGCTTCTGTCAGTGCTGAACTCCACCGGCTGCAGACCAGGTCAGGCATCGGAGCCAGGGTCCGGGAGGACCAACTCCGCATGACGTTCGTGGCGATCAACCGGGATCTCTCGGCCTACTGGGCAGCCGTGGGAGACATCGTCCAGTCCCGACAGTACGCTGCAGCCGCTGCCTCAGCAGAAGCGATGTGGAACAGTCCCAACCTCCGCCTCGTGATGCCACAGCAGGACATCGACTACCTGCTGCGTTCTGCGAAAGAGTCTGCCCAGCAGTCGCTGAAGGTCGCTCTGGAGCGGGTGTCTGGGTCTTCGTACGTCTCTCTGGCGGAGTCGGTCTACAACAACCAAGCCCTGACCTCCGGCAAGATCGACGATATCGTGAACGCTGCCCTCGGCCGGGGAGCCTCGGCAGCGGAGTTGGCCAGGGACGTCCGAGCCTACATCAACCCCAACGTCCGAGGTGGAGTCCGGTACGCGTCGATGCGGCTCGGCCGGACGGAACTCAACAACGCCTTCCACGCGGGCCAGGTTCGGTCTGCCCAGGAGTGTCCGTGGACGACCGGGGTGCTGTGGAACTTGTCCGGGTCGCACCCGAAGCCCGACGAGTGCAATACCTATGCTGATGAAGTCCACTTCGAGGGAGGGGATCCGGGGGTCTTCCGACCCAGCGAGGTTCCCGAGAAGCCTCACCCGAACTGCCTGTGTTTCTGCACGCCAGAGACCGTGTCTCGCCAGGTATTCATCTCTCAGTTCAACTCCGGAGCGTACGACTCTGTCATCGACCAGATGATCCGCGACGGCGGCATGACGATCCGGTAGTCCGGCTCGCCGGAAAGAGGTACTACCCCGACCCCACCGTCTGTAGGGTATGCTTCCGGTTGACACAAAGTCCGTCACGACCAGGAGGTCACGGAAGATGGGGCTGAGCCTCGCAGAAGCCGCAGTTCGCGGCACCACGTTCCCGACCATCGCCGAGCAGAAGCAGTCGCTCCTGGCGGCAGGCGACACCGAGGGCCTCATCGCTCTCAACAACTCCCTCTTCGGGAGCGCCACCATGATGGCCAAGGGGGACGACGCTGACGACGACGGAGACGACGACGATGACGAAGGCGACGACGATGACGACGCCGACGACGATGACGACGACTCCGACGACGACGACGAGGACGAGGACGACAAGGGGAAGCGCAAAAAGCAGGACCCCCGCGACGTCCGGATCCAGGAGTTGAGCGCCGAAGCCAAGAAGCGTCGCGTGAAGGCCCGCGAACAGCGGGAGCGGATCGCGGAACTCGAGGCCGAGAACACTCGACTCAAGGGCAAGTCCAAGGGCAAGGAGAAGGAAGAGGACGACGAGGATGACTCGGAGTCCGAGGAGCGGAAGGCGGCG